TGGCACAGAACTGCCTGTCTGATTAGATTTGGCTCTGTGCCGTAGTTGTGTCAGGTCAAGTCTGAGCTAATACACCTTAATAACCCTTCCCTTTGGAATGCACCGCAAAATTATTTAGTTAAGTCATTTAACTAATCCAAACCGGCCACAGAGCCGAGTTTTTTGCCTGTATACTACCAACCCTTTAGGCGTTGTATCGCTAACTGTAAGGCATCATTTTGTTTACTGTTCGAATCAACAACTTCTTCCTGGACTCGGTCCAGCCATATAACCATACGCCTCCGACTGACTCCCCCCTCATCTTCCGCAAGCATAAGGTAACACTCACCAATCATCCTGCATGCCTCTTGATAGGCAGAATCAACACCTTGCATAGTAACTCCGACTAACAAAAATGATATTAGTCATGTTAACCGGAGATTTTTTGTAAAGTATCTACCGCTTATAAACTTTATTCAAAATTCATCTAAACTAAGAATAGCTGACACAAGAGCAGCAAGCCTGCCAAGGCGCTATGAGTGCCTATCTTCTGATAACCCGCCGTTAACGCGGGTTTTTTTTAACTACAAACTACATTTACTTAAGCCAAATTTACTTCATGAGCTATCCTCAACAGAGGAGTAACACTCCTGTTCCTAAACTAAATTTGGTGATAATTCACTAGCCTTCGTTCGCGAAGGCTTTTTTGTTTATGTCGGTTACTTTTCGGTAAGGAAAGAAAGTTATGAAGCAGGTTTGTTGTTAATCCCAAGCGTTGACTCGATCTGTTTTAGCCGTTCGGATAAAGCTGAGATAAGTTCTGCCTGGTCTTCATTGCGTTTCTTTAATGCTTTAATAGCGGCACCAGAATATGCAGCTGATACCCCCAGTGTGTTGAGCGATAGCGTGTCCTCTTTCGCGAAGAGCTCCCCTTCTTCGTCGATATAAAGCTGCGGGTTTTGAGTCAATGTGACTGCATCAGGACAATCTTTTTGGACGTCCTGCGCAATGAAACCAAAACCTTTAGCGCCCTTTGTTACCGAAATTACTTTTCCGGCTTCGTCATATTCACTCGGCACTGAGCAATAATCCCATGAACAAGTTCTCCATGAGGTCAACGCGGTTAAAGCTTCCTCGGGGTCTATCTCCTCGACATGCATTTTTACATCAATATCAGACACTGCGGTCCATCCTGCGGATGAAGTGCCTTGCCCAGTGTCTAACATTGTGAAGTCAGTGATTACAGCGGTGTTGTTACTATTCACGACACGGAAGCGGAAACCACCACTCCCCTGACCACGGTTACATACAAAGTCAGCTCCACCAACAATGCCCGTACCGTTCCACCCCATATATGCCCCCTGTATAGCGGGGTTGTTTAGTCCTTGAGTATAAAACCCCGCAGGACCTGCTGAAACTTGTGCTCCGACTGTGAAATTGCCTGATATTGACCCATTCCCGGAAAATGCTGGTGATACTTTGGGCGCGAAGGGAGCCGCAGCGACAGTAGCTGCGCCGGTACCGCCATTTGCCACAGGAATGATGCTCTTGCCTGTGAAAATGGGCCACCAGTCGGACCAGTTCGGTGCAGCCGAATTGAAATTACCCGTGAGTCCACGAACAAAGGCCTCACCCTGAAAAGTGATATACATCTGCTGGCAACCATACGCTGATTTGGTCACAAATAATGTGCCAGCTTTCCCTATTGGATAGCCGTTCGCAATTATCGCGTTAGCATTGGCCGTCTGATAATAAATATTAAAATCTGCGGTATTCCCGAGATTATTGGGGAAAATTGTCGACCCTAAATTCCCACCATCTGCATACGCTTTCGCTATATCTGATGTCAGCTTAGAGAAGCTGGAAATGTTCACAACGGTATTATCCGGCGCGACAATGGCGATTGTGCCAGTACCGGTCATGATCTGCTGCCAGCCATCCATCTGGGACTGGTAGTAACCCAGCTGAGCTGCCAGGCGCTTGGAAAAGTCAGGCACGGAGTCCGTATAGAAGCTCATCACTGCATAAGCAGCGCCAGCGGCCACGGTTCCGGCAGATGTAGTTAGCGTCAGGTGGGTGGCATCCTCGACGCTGGCGATTTCATAAATTTTAACGGTGCCAGATGCTGGTAGCAAAAAGGCCTGCCCCGGCCCGATGCCGAACTTGGCATCCAAAAAGTTAGTGCCGGTGCCGGTAACCTTTGTTGCCGCTACTGCAACCGTGCCTGTTTTATACCAAGCCATTTTTACGTTACTCCAGATAATAAAAAACCCGCTGAAGCGGGTCTGTTTAAGTTGGGTAATTTATTTTTCACACGTCGTCGATGTGAAGTTTGATCTGCTGACCCAGCGCCAGCCAAAAGGGTCTCCGGCTTTATATTGGGTCTGACTGGCTACCTTACGGACGCCATAAATCTGCACGGACGTTTCCTGTCCACCGATGAGCGCGGTACCGCTACAGACGGGTTGCTGCTTCTCAAGAACGCCTGAACATCCTGCAAGCACTCCCGCCAGTGCAATCACCAATAAAATCTTTTTCATTTTTATGTCCCTTTGATACTGGATATCGGGACGATAACAACGATATTTGGAGAGGGATAATTGGTTAAATAGATCAATTACGTGAAATTGATCGTTCAAAACGATCGTTGAATTCAATTTATTGATTAATAGGAAGATACGTCTATCACGTATATCAAATCGTTAGAGTTCGCATACCCCACATTCTCAAGCTGATCACCGCCCGGGCTGGTTGTTTGAGAAGACGAAACGCGGGTGGTTGCTCCGTTGAAATAAGCATACGTCTGGATCGGAGACTGAAAGGGTCTGGTTGCTCCACCAGAATGAATAACGCCGACCATGAGCCCCGTCATCTGCGGCATTACCGCGTAGTTACCGCCGAGCGTAGTATCAATGTTATATCCAAGATCAGCAGGGTTACCCGGCGTCCCAACTGCAACGGGCGGATTCATCACTTTGGTTTCATTGGTCAGTATGCACTGGCCCTGCGCGTTATTGATCGCTATTCCCCACGCTGGCTTCGGCTGAGGGATGACGATGCCAAATATATAGACGGTAACATTCCCAACACCTCCACCGGCCAATGTTCCTACCGTAAGCGTGTATGCCCCACCGTTATTATCCAGCCGTCCATAAACGCCGGTTACGTCAGATTTAAAGGCGACAACAAAGGGGCTCGATACTGATACGGCTAAGTTAATCATGCCGCCGCTTCCGCCAAAGTTGTACACATTCTTTGAAACCAGACTCATCGGCGTCGTATCTGGCGTAGAGAACGGTATCCCGAACTCATCGACCAACATTGCCCCATAATTAGCCATGTTATTGCTTCACTAAGTAGACGACCAGCCAGCCTTCTGCCGCCGTGAACGTCCCGGTTGAATAATCGGATCCGGCGTTTGAGAGGGACACGCCGGTCGTCGTCGTGGTGATTTTTCGCCGGGCCGATGAAAGCGCAGCCCCCATGACCGGAGACTGCATCACGGCCACCTTATAACCAGAGGGCACAGCATACGACCATGCCCCTGACACCTGGTCTTTTGAAAGATAAATAGAGCCCAGTATCAGGATCCTGACCAGCCCTGTGTTATTGGGGGTTCCCGAAGCACTCCACGTTTGAATACCAAAGTTCGCCAATCAGAATACCCCCGTCAGTTCCCCGATCTGCACGCGCAGCACACCATTGCCATCAGCAACGCTGATCGTTGTGTTGGTGGTTTTCATCTTGCCGCCGCTCCCCGTGCCGTAGTTAACAAAGGTGCCGCCTTTATCCAGCCTCCAGCCGGAGACGTTAGCCACGTAGTTCGTGGACTGAATGAAGTTGCCGATCTTGGCATTGGTAATTGTTCCGTCCTGAATGAAGCCCTCATCAATGAACGTCTGTCCGCTGCGGATAGCGAAGAATGCTTTCGGCGTGCCGTTGACGTCTGACATCACCACAAAGTTATTCGCCAGAAAGGCCACCGTAGACTGCATGCCTTCAGGTGTGTTCTCCAGCCCAATCCCCATACCCGCTGCGTAATACTGGCCGTTGCTGGTTACCCCCAATTTGATGCTGTACTGGGCTGAGACATTGCCTTCAAGGTCGGCCATCGCGCTCGCTGTTGTCTGAACCACAGCGTTGGTTTCGTTGAATTGAGCTTCTACAGTTTGCTGATATTCCGCAAAAGCACTATTTGCATTAGCCTGCGCTGTCTCTGTGGCGGTTACCCTTGCCCTAATTAAACCGGACGCTACCCGTTGTCCGGCCGCGTCTTTATCGTTAGAGAGCGCGTTCTCAATGGCGGCAATAGCGGAACTGTCAAAAGAGGCTTCCGTTACGCTGGTAAGATTTGCCAGGGCCTGTTCAGTGGTCGTCTGTGCTGTTTGCAATGATCCGATAGATGCTGCATTCCCATCAGTTGTCGTTTTGACGCTATCAATCCTTGTTCCCAGTGCGGTATCCGCAGTGGATCGCGCCGTTGCTTCAGACGTGATGGCCGTAGTGTTATTGCCGACAGTAGTTGTCAGGTTATCAATACGGGTACCCAGCGCCGTATCAGCTGTTGCGCGCGCCGTTGTTTCACTGGTGATTGCAGTCGTATTGTTTCCGACAGTTGTTGTCAGATTATCAATGCGAGTACCCAGCGCTGTATCCGCTGTCGCACGTGCTGTGGTCTCCGTCGTGATAGCAGTTTTATTCTCACTGACCTGTGCATTCGTTATATCGATCCGGGCGCCCAGCGCAGTATCAGCCGTTGCGCGTGCGGTAGTTTCGGTGGCAATTGCCGTTTTGTTACCGTTCGCAGTGGTGGTTACCGCAGTGATCTGCTGGGCCTGGTTAACATCATTCTGCTGAAGGATGGTGACCTGAGATACAACCTGAGCGATTGAAGAAGTGCTACCGCCGGTTATGGCATCGACCTTTCCCTGCAAGTCAGTATTTACCTGGTTGATATGGTCGTTGGTATCTGCGATAGATTGCTCGGCGGCGGCAACAGAGTCATTCAGTTCACTAACCGATTCTTCAACTGAGTCAACTCTTGCGACCAGTTGCTTACCCAAGTCAGAATTAAGGACTTCTTCAGCAATATCACCGAGAATTTCAGAAACATCGACCGATGAGGTTCCCATGACAAAATCGGTCCAGTCACCAACATTGCCAATTCTGTCAACCAGTCGGGCGCGGTACCAGCGGCGCACACCTGCTGGCATCGGACCATGTTGATAGGAGGCTCCGGGGTAAGGGACGGTGACCAGTAAAGTCGGGTTTTGATGGTCGTCAGTGGTTGACTGTTGCAACTCTGTGTAAGCCGTGTCGCCACTGCCAGCGGGGAACGCCCAGGTTACGTTGATATTCCATACGATATTATCGCTGGCGAGCAGGTTGGTCGGCATCCCCGGCTTACCCACCTTGCCATTCAGCGTGGTTGATTCTGCATACCCCCATGGTGATGACACATCGACCGCATTAATCGCACGGACGCGGACGTCGTAAACACCGGCATATATCCCCTGAATGGTAAAACCCTGCGCGCTGGTCTTGCCAACGTTTACCCAGTCGCCGTTGTCTTTACGCCATTGTGCAGTGTAATTTATCGCACCCTCCACTTTATTCCAGGATGCCTGAAGCGATGCCACCGTGAGGCCCTGCGCAATGTGGTCAACTTCGGTGATCAGGATATTGGCCGGTGCTTTCATCACGTTGGTTGGCGTGACAGTAATCGGTGCTGCATCTACTTTCACGCCGTCATCGATGTACCGGTACTTATTCGGGTCGTGCTGTACGCCGGCCACCGTAAAGGTACCGTTATCATTAGAGGAAATTGAGGTGATGCGATAATACTGAATAGCCAGGTTATCGCTGTCGATGGCCCACACTGCGCCAGCGACCGGTGTCATGCGATATGCCATGGCCACGGTGTACGTTTTCTTATCGGCGCTCACGGCACTGATTGTCCGTGTCTGCGCGGTTCCGTCTGGCAGATTCACCACAAGACGATCGCCGATGCCGTAATCTGCGACACGGTCAAGAGTGACATTTCTGCCGTTCACCGCACTGATGCGGCCGCCGTTGGCTTTCCCTGCCCTGAAAGGGTCAGCAATGCCAATGATCTCCGCCGGCATCGGGATATAGCCATCGAGACCGACACCAAAAGAAACCGTGCCGTCTTTGGCATTGGATAAGAGCACCCAACGCCCGCGGCGGTGTGCCTCACTCTGCGACGTGCAACCAATTGCCATAAGTTGGGTTTCATTCCAGTTGTATCGCTCAACCAGATCAGGCTCATAGACGCTTTCAGGGGTGTCAGAAAAGTGATTTCCCGGATCAGACCAACTGACCAGACAGGAGGAAAACCGGTTTTTATAGGAGCCGCCAGCGTAGGTAAAAAGGCCGTCGACTACGTTCGCGCTGTGATAAGTAAAATCTACGTCATCCTGCGGCACATCGGCCCGCACGAATATCTGATCATTACCCCAGAAGGTAATGCCACGAAAGACAGCAGCAAGATCCCGGAGTACCGTGTAAGCATCCTGCTGGCTCTGGATGAAAACGTTACAAGTAAAACGCGGCTCGGTACCTCCGACCCCGTTGGAAACCGGTTCGTCGCAATACTGCGCAATGCTGTAAAGCTCCCATTTATCGATCATGGTCGCGTCAACCCGGCCGCCCATGCCAGAAATCTCATCGAGCACTAGGTCGTAAAAAATCCACGCAGGGTTGTTACTGTAGGCAATTTTAAAATCCCCTGCCCAGGTCCCGCTGTACGTTCTTGTATCCGGGTTATAGGTTGAAGGCACCCGGATCAGTTTGCCCTTAGGCTTGCAGGTGGTTTTTGGCACGCTCCCGTTAAACTGGCTGGAGTCGAGCTCGATATAAAGCAGCGCCGTGTTCGGATAGCGCAGCTTGCTGTCGATCACTTCGGCAAAGGAAAATACCTTGAAGGCGTTAATCAGTTTGGTAGAGGTCGAATCAGCGGTGATACGCCGGACGCGAATAGCCCAGCCGGTGGCGGCGGACGGCAAGTCGATACGGTGGTCCCGCTGATACTCTGAGGTTGTTTTCCCGTCAAACGAACCATTCACCACGGTCTGATAAGCGGCACCGTCTGTAGAAAGGTCAATCGCATACTGGGTGACTGTCCCCACCATGTCACCGTTATCTTTATACTGGTACTGAATCGGCAGGCTCAGTTTGATACGAATGGCATCGAGCGTCAGGTTAGAAAACTGGCGGGTCCAGGGTAAGGACGCTTTGACTTCAATCCCCACGGACGACTCGTTATCAATCTCGGGCATGCCCTGAAGGTATGTCTGATCCTGCGTACCTTTACGGTAATCCCATTTCACGCCGGTGAAATTATAGGTGCCGTCGTCATTAGCCAGTTGGGTATCATTAAGGAAAATTTGCTGAGCAACCAGATCACCCTGAATTTCACCTTCCGAAAGGGCAATGACCATTTTCAGTTTTGCTTCGGATAGCAGATCATCTGCCTGTTCAACCGGCGTATGGGCGCTGCTGCTCCCACCCTTCGCGCCGCGGATAATGGTTTCACCTTCAAGAAGTCGCATATTTCACCCATAAAAAAACCCGCTGAAGCGGGTTATTTAATAATTGTGTTGAGGTTACTGCTGGTCGCTGGAGAAAATCCCCGCGCTAATAATGGCTCCGCCTATTTCACGCTGTCCGTACAACACCGGTACGGGGTAACCCATGGCCACGGTGTTTACGGGGGCGCCAAACGCATAGTTTGGCTTGTTGTCCGTGCTGGACGAAGCCCCAACATTGTATGAGGGCTGCGGCGTCAGCATCTGGACAACGCCGCCTACCATCATTGACAGGCCGATACCCGTCAGGACAGTCGTAGCCGACATAGCCCCAGCACTTAAAGCAGCACCCCATGCAGCCATTGACGCGCCAGCCGTAAAGAATGCAGCCACTAGGGCAACAGCACCGATAACGATCTGGAGCGTGCCAGCCCTCTTAGCGCCTTCAATCACCGGTACCATCATGTATTCTGTGGCCGCTGCCGACATATCAAACTCTTCGAGCGAGATATTGTTTTTGCCGCTGTAGAAAGCGAACTTCACGCCATTAATATGAGCATTCGACACGTATTTTTTGAACCCTTTAACCTGGGAGCACATAGCCCGGAGAAATTCGTTAATGTCGGCCACATGAAACTGGTGAGTTTTACCGAACTTCTTCGCGAGAGGTCCTTTTAATGTCATGGTTTTAAGCATTAACCAACTCCTTACGGCGGACGACGCGAACCGTCCGGTCCCGGTAATATTTGCCGTACGGAACGCGGGCAGAAAGGTTACCGAACATGTGGTGAACCATGATGTTGTCACCAAGGTAAATGGCCGCATGATTGGTTACAGGGGCCTGAACGCGCATCATGATCATGTCACCCGCCCGCATGCCGCTGGCGTCAATCTCAACGAACCCTTCCGCCTGCCAGTTATCGTCATAGAGGTTTTCTTTTCCATCAACCCACCATTCACGATCAACCGAGTAGTTTCTAACGATGATACCGTGCTCCATCCGGTAGTAGTCCATGATGAGCGACCAGCAGTCAGCATGCCCCAGCACCCACCTGCGGCCCGCAAGCTCACGGTCGCCGCGCGGTGAAAGCGTGCAGAAATCCCCATCCGGCCACGACATAATCCCCCATTCGACACCTGAGTGATCGCACTGGATACGGTCCATTTCCGACGGCACCAGTTGAACCACATCGGGATGCGAGTGGATAACCATAATGACCTCTCCCAGTTCAGCAGCTGAGAGGTAGTCGTCCGGTGAAAGCGTGAAGGTATCAGCGGGTTTTTCAGCGACATTCCGGCACGGTATAAACCGCTGTCCGATACCGGTTTCAACGATCAGCCCGCAGGCTTCGTTTGGGTATTCGGCTGACACATGCGCACGGATTTCATTCATCAGTTTTTCACGCATGGTTATTTCCCCTGTAAGTTTGCTGCCGGAAACCCGCCAAACGGCAAAGGGTTTTCATCACCGAAACGCAGTTTGCAATCAGATATGCGGCCGCCGCACACATCGAGCGCGGGGTTGTTTGTAGGAGTACCGTCTTTCAGAAAATAATTTGAACCCGCGTAATCACAACCCGTACCCGTCCGGTACCAGCCGCGCATGCACCAGGTACAAACAGGTGTGATTTGTCGTGTAGGCAACTGAAGGCTTTGTACGTCGAACGGAGAGCACAGATCAAAATCTACCTGTACGCGGGTCTCCGCTTTTTTGGCATTGATGTAAAAAAGCTGAACGCGTTCATCCGTCGGGCTGGCGGTGGGGTTTCCGGCGATCCAGTTTGCTGCATCAAGATATTTCACCAGCGTCGTATGGATTTTGACTTTCGCCTTTACCATATCGTCATACTGCAGGCACAGCGCAGTGACGTAATTACCCACATTACCCACTGAAAGCGTCGGCGTGGGCTGAGAACCGGTACTGGACAATTCCAGCCCGGTTAGCTCATAGGGATGGGGATCATATTCATTGCCCTGCCAGATAATGGAGGGCAGGTTTTCAGCAGCAAATGAATTCCAGCCCGTAGGGTCGATATTGTGCGCATGAAATCTCAGGATGGTATCAAAACCAAATTGAGTCCCATCAATCTCAATGAGCTGGATCAGTTGCCCCGGCTCAAGCGCCTGTACATCCTGCGTAAAGCTCATGGTTTCTCCCAATAAAAAAGGCCGCCCGCAGGCTAATGCCGGTCACCTTAAGTGACCGGCATTAGCCTGCGGGCAGCCTTTTAAGACTGTGATGATATTAAGGCGCAAAGGCCCGTTCAAAAGTAAAACTCAGCGTGGCTTTGTCTCCGGCGGGGAAACTGACTGAAACAGAGTCAGATTTGACCCGCCACAGGTGAGTTTCTCCCCACGGCGTGGTCCACCAGAATGAAGAAATCACATGGGTCAGTAAAAACTGGCGGATCGCCACCGCATCCGTTTTTTTGCCGGTCCAGTTCAGGCTCCAGGTTTCGGCACTGGTGTTAATGCCGTTTGCAGCAATCTGTTTATACCCATCGCCAAACTGTGCCTGCAGTGTCCTGACTGTGTCCGTACCCTGAGCACTTTTTTGCGTTCGCCAGGTAAAAGTATCAGTCGCCATCTTTTCTCCGGGGGATATAAATTCAAGTTGTCAGGTTATTTTTTGTATAAGAGGCCACCTGGAGATATTTCTTTCCTGAGTCTGTCAGACACAACCTGCTGAACAATGCCCTGCAGCTGTTTTGCAGTATTTGCTGTATCACTGCTGCTGGTTTCAGTCGATGAAGATTGCTGATCTATGGTGACCGGTGCATAAACGCTGATATTGCTAGCCCCAAACCGTGAAGCCATTCCTTCCTGCGCGCCCACATACCCGCCTGAAGCATAACCCTTCATCAGACGATAAAGATTTCCGACCCCCAGACGGCTGGTCGCCTCCTTGGTGAATACAAACTCCCCGCCGTGAACAATGCCTTTGGGTTCATACTTTCCGCCGTGCCCGGTGTAGCCCCCCGCGTCATATTCGCGGATGTAACCACCGTTATAAGCAAGTGGCAGGTTGCTATAGCTGCCACCGGTGATTGCCGTCCCTGCATTACCGCCCCCCGAAACGCTTCCCGTTACCCATCCCATGGCTGACTGAATCGCGTAGGCCACCAGCAGACGGTCGATCACGTTAACAATCATTTTAAGAATGGATGAGGTGAAGTCTTTGAAACTGGCCTTGCCGGTAGTGACCAGACTGTTCAACTGGTCTGTAAGCCCGTTAAATCCGGACTGAGCCACCTGCTGCACGGACGTGAAAACATCCGTTGCAGATTCAGCGTATTCCGCCCAGCCCTGTTTCGCACCCGCGACCCAGTTTGACCGCAGGGCGTCTTCTGCATCATATGTTTTCTGTTGTTCCTGCAGGACGCGCTGCTGGGCAGAGGGGTTAAACGCATAGGCTTCCTGCAGACGCTGCAGGGTGGCAGCCCGATCTGCCTGACGCGAGGATACACCCTCTGCCTGGGCATCCAGAGCGGCGCGTTTTGCCGACTGCTGCTGGGCAAATTTGTCCGCCTGGTCGGAAAGTGTATTCAGCCTTTGCTGGGCAACGACCTTATCGCCCAGCACAGCCAGTTGCCGTTTGTACTCAAGCGTTTCATCCTTATGCGCCAGCAGGGATTTTTCCTGTGCAGATAACTGCCGGCTGCTGGCTGCCTGCTCAAGGACGGCGTACTGATTTTCGGTTTGCCACAAATCTTTGCGCTGCTGGCTGATAACATCGTTAACGCTGGTATGCTGCTGCAGCACCTTAAGCTGTGCCTGCAGACTCAGTAAGTCCCCCTGCGCGCTGTCTTCTGCCCGGTCTCCCGCAGACGTGGTGACCCGCTGTTTTTTGGGTTCCTGCCGTTTCTTTGCCTGCTCGACTTCTTTCTCACGCAGGGCAACGAGTTTTTGCGCATTCGCGATAGCGGTCGCATCACCCGAAAAGGCAATTTTCCGTGACTGTTCCCGCGCCTCTTTAAGTTTAGCTTCAGCACCTGCAACAGCATCCGTGGCCAGATATTCCTTATTTATCCACTCCACGGATTTCAGCGTTGCCAGGTTCCCGTCTATGGTGGCTTTTGTGAGGTCCCCCTTTAACTGCTTCGCCTGCTCAAGAACGCCAACGATGGGATCAATGGCACCGCCCAATGCCACGCTTTGCTTGCCTAAATTGACCCCGGAATAATAATTTCTGACCGCCTCTTCCGCATCCGTCCACGCATCAGGAATACCGAGAACCTTAAGCCGGTGCGCTTCGATCTGGGTGTTGAGGTTGGTAAAATCAGATGAGCCTTTGTATTCACTGACCTTGGCTTTGGCATCCAGATAGCTGAAGCCGACCGCAATCATTTTCTGCGTGGCTTCGTCAGCACCATCTTTTGTGGTGATGAAGAGATCGGCAACGCTTTTAATCGACGCGCCAGAAGAATCGGCAATAGCCCGGATATTTTGCGCCAGCTTTTCCGCTGCACTACCACTTAAACCCAAGGACTCCTGAATAATCTTGCTGGCTTCGGCAATCTCCTGACGGCTTTTATAAACCGCCAGGCCCAGGCTGCCAAAAACGACAGCAGCGACGCCGATAGCCGCATTGAGCGGCGTAATGTATGTCAGCAGTATTTTGGCAACGTTCCCGACCCCGCCAAACGAATCTTTAATCTGGCCGCCCTGCTGAAGGAGGATCAGCCAGGGGCTTTGCCCGCCGGCCAGCTGGGTGGCAATATCGGTGAACTGAGCAGGCAACATCCGCATTGCCGCTTTATATTGCCCGATGGAAATACCCGCACGCTGTGCAGCAAGCTCCTGTTTAGAGAATGCCTGCTGAACCTGCGTCCCGGCTTTCGTCGAGTCCGCCCCTAAGCCGGTAAATTGCTTGCGGACATAACTGACCTGTTCATTAAATTTTGCGGCATCAACATCGAGGCTGACGACCAAATCACCCACTGGCTGGGCCATAGCGGACTCCTCCTGACAGACCTTCTGCGATAGCCATTAACTGTTCATCATCGGGATCCGGCTGCTCTTCCACGACGTGAGGTTTTAGCAGACTGAAATGACCCACGTTAAGATCGTTTTCCCCGCATACCAGCGACAAAATATTGAGGTTCAGCGCGGCGAAATGTGCATCAAGCAGCGCATCTTCGAAGTAATGGGACTCGTAAAATCGGTGCCATTCCTCCAGATCGCTGGAGGACATATCAGCAAGCATGGCGCGCCAGTCAGGCCGTCTGAACTCACGCGCCAGCTTCATGACAAAGTCCATTTCACGGGTTAGCGCTTTTCCGCTGTTTCCCCTGCGCTGTCGGTGTCTTCAGACTCAGGAACTTCCTGTTCGGTTGTCTGCAAATTTGCCATCATGCCCGACAGCACTTTGACCTGGGTATCCGCTTTCCCGATGGCCTCGACCGGCCATGTGCTCATCACTTGTTGCTGAAGTTCGCGGATATCCGGCTTCGGCGACTCGCTGTGCCACAGGGACATGGCGACTACCATCGCACCCGCCCGGATATTCAGTTCAACCAGTGCGGCTGACAGGATTTGTTCGTCAGGCTCATCGTTGGGCAACGCTTTTTCCTGCGCGGCCAGATAATGCAACAGTTCGACGCGCTGCAGCGCCGACAACTCGTACAGCGTGGCGTTTGCCCCGTTGAACTCAAACAGTTCTGATTTTAAAAACATGCTCGCTCCGTTATGCCGCCGTGACGGTCAGTGTGCAGATAGCCACTTTCTGGCCGTCATTGGTCATCACGATGAGTTGCGTCGTGCCCGCTTTAAGGCCCTTCGCCGTGACGGTATTACCCGATACCGTCAGCGTAGCGACGGTCGGATCGGCAGCCGCAACATTAAACGCGCCGTTTGTCGCTCCGTCCGGAAGCACCGCCACAGTGATCACCGCATTTTGTCCAACCACCACGCTGGTGGTTGACGGCGTGACGGTAACGCCGGTCACGGGTACCGCGGCAGCCTGATTGCTCTCGGCCAGCGCCGGTTTGCCCGTATTGGTGATTTTCACCGTCCGGGTGATCACCTCTTTTACCGGCACCGCTTTGCCCAGGCTGCTGATCCAGCCACGGAAGACATCAACAGCGGTGTTGGGATACCGAATTTTGTACCCGCGCACCGCGCCATCGTAAAACCAGTTAACCAGATCCTGCTGCCCGCTCTCGCCAGGCTTCCAGGCCAGTGTAAACGACGTGTCCCCGGAAGATTTGGCCCCCTGCGCCGTGCCGTTCCAGTCGGCGTCGGCGTCATCGAGGTACGTGTCGTCGTAGGATTCCGCCGTCATTTCTCCCGGCGTCAGTTCCTTGATTTTCGCCAGCCGGGTCCAGTCCTGATCCGATAGCGGATTGGCGTAGGGATCACCGCTGCCGGTGTAAATCCAGAGTGTGGTGCCCGCGCCTTTGGTCGGTTCGAGTTGTGTGGTCATAAATTCCTCACATTAAGTAAGTCAGGGTGTAACGCAGGTCAGCGGAACCCCACGTCGACATTTCATCATCGCGCTGATAGTCATAGCCTTCGGGCGTGATGTTTTCGATAAGGTCTGAAAGCGCCGGAATGTCACCCACAACGGGGTAAATGTTTTGTTCCATCCACAGGTCGAGATCGGTATCAGGACTCACCGCCTTGAGAAATACCTCCACGTGAAGCGTCGCCCGCCACTCATCTTCATCAAGGGTTTCCCCCGTAGGTTCAGCACCGGACAGGTAGACGGCAACGGCGGGCAGGTCTTCAGCGGTCAGAAAACTCGGGCGGCCGTCATACCAGGTGACGGAAGGGTCGGTCACCGAAAGTTTCAGCGCATCCAGCACGGCTTTACGGATTTTGGGGTGCTTTATCATCGTTTAATGATCAGCCTCAGTTGATTTTTCAGGGCGGAAGCCATTTCCTTCGGCATATCGCTTTGCATCAGACGGTGAGTTTCTGCGGTATACGCTTCCGTAAGTGGGGTGGTTAACGGTATCTTCACAACCTCAATCGGGTACCTGCTTTTCCCGGAACGCTGGAGCACATGCCACCGGCCGTTAGCCAGTTGCTGAATAAACGCATTCCGAAAGGTAAAGCGGCCTATTTTGAGTACGCTGCCCTGCCCGCGTAGGTTGCCCTGACGGCGTGAAACACGCATTTGCGCCGCGCCCAGCTTGATGGCCGGCAAATTACCCCGGTTGATTTTTAACGTGGCAACCGGCCGGTTTATCGTGGCCTTTTTCAGTTTTGCACGCTGCATGACCAGCTTTCTCGGCACCTTTGTTTCCTTCGACACCGTGCTGCTGCTGCGACTGATGGCCCGCCCCGCCACCCGGTTAACCGCCTGCGCCGAGGCGCGGGGAACGGCCGTCGAACTGATACTGTTCATATTGGCGATGGCCTGTTCCAGCCCTTTGATGGCCATATTTCCGCCCCTTACTCCAGCCAGATTTGTGGCTTCCCGTTAAACATCTGATGACGGGTGACAATGTAACTTTCTCCCTGATAAACCACCTGATCGTTACGGTGCGGCCGGTAATCGGGAGAAAAAACCACAACAGACAGGCCATCGCCGCTAACCGGCCCCATCTCGGGCAGAAAATGGCTTTCAACACCGGTGAACACGGTGCCATTAATCACCACCTCCCGCCCAAACCGCGCGGTCGTTACCGCATCCATCCGCGCGGCCAACGCATCAAAGGCGTTAGCCATTGATTTTCACTTCAACGACGGTGCTGCCCACAGCGGCAGCTTCCCAGGCAATGCCAGCGGCCACGGCATCCGCAGACGCCAGCTGGATTTCACCGTCCGCGATATACACTTTTGTGCCGGCGGGGATCGCATCGACTGAGACTTTCGGCAGCAGGAATACCCCTTCAGCCATGCCCGTACCGGTTTCATTCGGGGCAATATCCACCAGAGAGACAACCAGCAGGGAACCCAGTACCACGGGGTCGCCGCTCTCGATCACGGCAGCGCCGGTGTTGGTAATGGAAATCGTCTGACCTTCCTGTACAAAATTCTTAGCCATTGAAAAACTCCAGACGCCCCGGAAGGGGGCGAATTTTAGGTATAAAAAAAGCCCTTACGGGCATTCGGGCAACGCGGGAGGAGGATTACTGGCCGGAGGATTTCACCAGACCGCGGTAATCGAGCGGCGCAACACCGGCATCAATGCGCACTTTCGTCGCAATACCGTCAGAACTGAACCCCTCCTGCTGATCGATGTAAGGCAGCTCGACACCGTTGAGATAAGCCACCTCGATGGTGTCCATACCCTGTGCAGCGGCCAGGTACCAGGACTTGGCACTGTTATCGTCCAGACGCGGTTCACCGATCACCGTCGCAAAGTTCTGGATCGGGTTGATTATACCGGCGTTAACGTCGGCGCCTTTCACGCTGGCAGATTTGATGGTCTGGTTTGCCACGGTTTCGAGGGCGGTTGGCACCAGCAGGAACGCCGGGCGGATATTCAGGGTGCGGCCGGTGGTTGGCTCTTTCTGAACGCGCATCAGCTGGCGACCCGCATCCAGATTCGTGACGTCAATGGCACCGGTTGCCAGGTTTTTATGATCGCTGCTGAACAACGCCTTACCGTCTGACAATTTCGGGTTGCCGGTCAGCACGGCATACACCAGATCGCCGATGGTGGCTTTCGCAGCGCGGCCCATTTTCATCGGCACGTCGGTCAGCTGGTTCAGATCGTCGTTGATGATGGCCTGACGGGTAATGGAGAAAATTTCACCGTAGGTGGCCAGCGCAATGGTCTCGCTGTTATCGGTGGTCGTGACGTATTTGTATTCCGCCCCTTCGCGTACCTTACGCAGCGACGGGAAGCCGCCCAGCCCGACGCGGTGCGCCGTTTTAAAGTCAGAGAGCTGCCCTTTCTTCGTCCAGGCTTCAAAGGTCTCCTGTGACTCTTCCCAGCCTTGCAGCAGAGATTTGTTCGCCACATCCAGCAGAATATTGCCAAAATCAGAGGTGGTGTGCGTCATCGCCAGCCCCACCATCTGCATCGGGTTATAAGCCGCAACGCCGACGCCGCGCTCGGTCAGCGACATGCGCGCATATTCGCGCAGGGTCATGCCGTTATACACGTTGTCATTCTGCCGGTCTTCGTAGCCTGCGCGCGCCATCAGCGCCTGGCGGATACCGTCGCCGGTGAAATTCCCGTTGCCGGCATGAATGTGCGCATTGCCACCGTTTTTATTCGACGGGCTGGCATCTTTCCCCAGCATCACCAGCAGCTTGTCCTTGGCCTGATCGACCGTGCAGTCGATATCTTCAATGCATGACGCCTGTAATTCCTGATGGCGGCCGCCAAACATCGCGAACAGGTCTTTGATCCCCGTGACGCGCTGTTTCTGCGCGGCAATGACCTGATTTCGGATGGTGTTTTCATCCAGCGCTGCGGGGCCAGGAACAACAGGCGCAACAGGTGGATTCTGCGGTTCCGGCTGATTCTGAGTCGTCGCTTTCGGCTTGGTGATCATGTTTTTCAGTGCGTTTGGCATAGCGTCGAATTCCTCGATACGTTTTGAATTAATGCGGGCCATTGCCTGCACCGCGGTAGAAATCTGGTCAGCAAAACCGTGCTCAAGGCACTCCTGCGCGGTCATCCACGTTTCCTCACCCAGCATCAGGGCAAGTTCGTCAGGGGTTTTGCCCGTTTTTTTGGCATAGGACGGGATCAGCACGGCCTCGACCTTGTCCAGCAGATCGGCATAGTCGCGCATGTCGTTGGCATCGCCACCGGTGATCCCCCAGGGCTTGTGAATCATCATCATGGCGTTTTCAGGCATGATGATGGGATTGCCCACCATGGCAATCACCGAGGCCATTGAGGCGGCAAGACCGTCGATATACACGGTTTTGCTCGCCGTATGGCTGTTAAGCAGGTTGTAAATGGCAATGCCGTCAAAGACATCGCCGCCCGGCGAGTGGATATGCAGATTGATATGGTCCAGATCGCCCAGCGCTTTCATGCTGCTGGCGAACTGGCGGGCGGTCACGCCCCAGTAACCAATCTCGTCATAAATATAAATGTCAGCAGTCTTGTCGCCGCTGCCCTTCATGCGGAACCAGCTTTTGTCCCCCGCGGAGGCTTTGGGTGACACACCCAGTTTATTTCTTCGATTCTTTCGCACTGGCTTCCCCTTTATCGTTTGCCGGGTCCGTGTCGAAGACCAGACCTAACGTTTTGTTTTCGTCGACTTCCGCCTTGCGGCGGCGTTTTACATCGCCCGGATTCGCGCCGCGCGCCCTGACCCAGTCCCCTTCCGTTGCAGCACCGCCGCGTAACAGCACGCGCCAGGAGTTGGCCTCTTTCATCGGGTCAATCCACGGCATCACCGGCCCGCTGTAGACCGCATTAAACAACGTCGACATGTCCACATCGGGCGGAACGTCAATCACGCCCGCGGTGATCGCCATCTGCAACCAGCTGCGGTACATCGGTCGGGTCACGGCCGCAATAAATGCATCCTGAAGAATGCCGTAGCCTTCAAAGGACTCCACCAGCTCCTGACGCTGAGAACTGTAAGTGCCGTTGTAGTTACGGGAGATGCTGGAAAAACTGCTGCGGCTGCCGGCGGCTACCGCCCTGAGCTGCCCGTTGCGGAACGTCTCAAGGTTGGGATTCGGCCGGTCCGATTTAATCATTCCGATTTCTTCGCCGGGCTCCAGTTCATCAAAGACCATCCCGGGCTCGATGTTGAGTTCGCGGAGGTCTTTGTCATTACCACCGGTACTTTCGTAGGATTGCCCGTCGCCTTTTTTCACGTACATGCCCAGCGCTGCGGCAATACGGGCGGCCGTCAGTTCAGAATCTTCATACTCTTTCAGCGCGCTCAGGCGGATCAGGATGCCGGACAGCAGGCTGTTTCCCCGGACCTGATGAAGACGGCGCATGAATTTGAGGTGCATCATGCCGTCTGCAGCGATTTCCTTGGTGTTGCCCAGTGCAACGCCTGATGTCACCAGATTTTTGTAGACGACATACTTTGTCGGGCATCCCCAGTTGTTGAGATAGATCCCCTGACAAATCCCCTTCCCGGTATCGTTCATCTCCAGCGGTATGTAGTCCGGCTCCAGCGCTTCGACCCAGAAAGGGATGTTAGCCGTCGGGGTGAGTCCGGGTGCGGAACCCCGTACCATCTGGCCGAAAACCTCACCGTCGCGTAGCCAGGTTCTTGCCATCAGCCGCTCAAGAACGGGGCGGGTAAACTGCCCTGTCACTTCGGGGGAAACAGACCACTCCGCCCAGGCTGCCCGGATCTGTTTAGAGAGTTCATCGGCCACCAGCCCCGTTTTCAGGATGGGCTGGGGGTCAACCACAATTCCGCGCGCGCCGACAATGCGCTCTTCGAGTTTGTCCAGCAGGCCAATCACCAGATCGTGATTATTGTCCAGCCAGCGCGCCTGCTCCCTGATCGACCGGCCAGCAAACTGCGTTAGCTGGTTTGCGTTGCGGTTTTCCCGCTTCGCCCGGTGCGTGCGCGTCGGTAATGCTGCCTCGTAGGCATTGATTGCCACACGGGACCGCAACCGGGAGGCTTTCCAGCCCGGTGAAATCAGGCCAATGGCATCATCAATCAGGCTCATCGCGGGAACCTCGCCAACCGGTACTGCGGTCGCCCGCGCTGCGCCGCCAGCAACGTGCTTAACCGGCGCTCCCAGGCTTTCCGCCCCTTCTGAATTTCACTGAGGTTCTCCATCGTCATGGACTGCCCGTTAAAGGTGATGGATTTCCCCAGCAGAACGGCGCGTTCAGCGGTCATATACTGCTGGATCATGTCTTCAATATCGGCCTGATTCATACCCAGCCTCCTGATGTCGATGGCGCCCAGGCAGAGGGTTTTTCCTCTTTCCTAGCGCGGGTTGTTTTCGGTTTTAGATGATTACTGCGGGGTTTCGGTACGGGTGAATCAGAAGGTGCAAGCGGAGCGGACTGTTCAACGGGGAGCGCCCAGCCAGGCGGTTTTTCCCAGTTTATCCGCTCGTACCC